AGGATTACAGAGGAACAGTACAATGAGCTGATGGATGTTAATAAGGAAGAAGAATCGAAAGTGGAAACTAATTAACTAAAGCAGATGGTACCGGCAATGGCAATAGATACGAGGAAATCCCTGTAAATACAAGGGTTTACGGCTCATGGACTTTTGGGACGTATGCTTTAGTTAACCAGTAAAAACCAAAACATGTACCACAACATTTATCGAAAGAGGTGATATACTATACTTAGTCCTGAATATTTACGCCGGATAACAGAGGGCAGTGAACAAATTGCAGAAGAACTGCATCAATATATCATCTCTGAAATCGTGTCGAGAATGATGGCAAGAATCGGCAGGGGTGAGGACTATATTCTGACTAATGCTGATGCGTGGAGAATCAGAACGCTGCAAGAATCCGGTGAACTGCTAGAGGACATTCTGACAGAACTATCCAGATATACCAAGCGTGAACGGCAGGAACTTCTTGAAGCGTTTGAAGATGCCGGAATCACTGCAATGGAGTATGATGATAAGGTATATAAGGCGGCAGGATTAAGTCCTGTGCCGCTTGAACAGTCACCGACAATGATAAGACTCATGGAGCGGAATATGCTTGCAACCATGGGTGAGTGGAAGAACTTCACACGGACAACTGCAAATGCCGCTCAGAGGCTCTATATCGAACAATGCGACCTTGCATATAATCATGTGATGACTGGGGCAGCTGGATATACGCAAGCCATTAAAGAGGCAGTTAATAACGTTGTGAGCGATGGTGTTACCGTCACATATCCATCCGGCAGAAAAGACACAATCGAAACCGCAGTAGCACGTTCTGTCAGAACTGGTGTGGCACAGGCGTGCGCTGATATTCAGTTGGCAAGAATGAAAGAAATGGGATATGGCTTAGTGCTGACATCGGCGCATATAGGAAGCCGCCCAAGCCATGAAGTGTGGCAAGGGCAGGTATTCTCTATAGACTGGGAAAAATTAAAAGAAATCAAGCCTTATCTTTAACAGAATCGAGATACAATGAAATTGCTTTATCGAGTATTTTGCTGATAGGTATTCCAGTATCATCAGAATACGATTTTAATTTTTCATAAATTTCACGATCAATAGCATTTGATATTGCTACACGGTTTTTTAAACCTCTGTTATTTGACATTTTATTCAACTCCTTTCATACTAAAGTTTATCATAACTTTCAACTACTTGCAATTAAAATAAAATAATGATATAATTGAATGTAGATAAATGTAGTTGAAAGGAGAAAGCACAATGACTTTTGAAGAATTTTGTATTAAAAATGGTAAAAAAAAACCACTTTCAGGAAAATCCTACAGATATTCTCACGGAATGGCAGGAACTCGATTATACAAAATATGGGCAGGCATGAAAATAAGAACATCTGAAAAGGCACAGCCTCATAACAAAGTGGCGTATTTTGATAGAGGAATAACAGTATGTGATGAATGGAAAGAATTCAAACCTTTTTTATTATGGGCTTACACAAGCGGGTACGAAAAAGAACTTACAATAGACAGGATAGATGTTAATAAAGGGTATTCTCCTGATAATTGTCGGTGGGTGCCATTAGAATGGCAAAACAACAACAAACAAAGCAGTTGGAAAATTAAATACCAAGGAGATACAAAAACCGTAGGTGAATGGGAACATTTCTTTGGCGTTCATCGTGAATATATAAGAAAAAGGCTTAATCATGGATGGACTTTTGACGAAATTGTAGAAAACATAAAAAATCCCACAACATTAAACAAGAACAATAAAAGTGGTATAAAGGGAGTTTTATTTGACAATAATCATTCAAAATGGAGAGCTTATATTTCTGTAGGCGGAAAACGCGTAGAAGATCGAGTTTTTAAAACCAAAGAAGAAGCAGTGATGGCAAGGAAACAAATGGAATTAAAATATTGGGGATATACAAATATTGAGTAATTATGGGGTGACTATTTATGAATAAAAAACATACTTATCCTGATTTTATTGAAAATTGTCATTATGGCGAAGCCGATGGAATATGTGGAGTAAATTGCAGACATCATTTTTCGGTTTGGGTGGAAGGAATGCCGAATCCCTATGCAGAATTATCGGCACAGGATAAAGCTAACAAAGGCAAACAGTACGAAAAGGAACAGCGACAGCGTACTTATGAACGGAGAATCCGCAAAACGAAGAGAGAAGTTCTCGGAATGCAAGCGGCGGTTGATAACTGTAAGGATGAACAGACAAGATTCGCACTCCAACAAGACCTTGACCGAAAATCTTATCTTCTCCAAAAACAAAATGCTGCATACAAAGATTACTGCAAACGGAATGACCTGAGAGAATTGCAAGACCGGCTTATGATAGCGAAGTGGAACCGCCAGAACGCCGCAAAAGCCAGAGGAGCGGCAAAACGATATAAAACAGCAAAGGGGATTGACTGATGGACAGATGGGAATATTTCAATCCTAATCCTATTAAGGGTAAGAGAACCGGAGATTGTGTTGTCCGGGCAATATGTAAAGCAACTGGCTTCGACTGGGAAACAGTATTCGCCGGATTAATGATACAGGCGTGTGCTCTGTCAGATATGCCGAGTGCAAATTATGTCTGGGGAGCGTACCTCTATAAACGTGGGTACAGACGCAAGCTGATAGAACAGTCAGAGCGATATATCTATACAGTCAACGACTTTTGTGCAGATCATCCGACAGGCACATATATTCTCTGCATAGATGGTCATGTGGTGACAGTGCAGAACGGCAAATATTTCGATACATGGGATAGTGGAAATGAAGTCCCGGTATATTACTGGGAAAAGGAGTAGCTAAATGAGCATATCAGAATTTGTACAGATTTTCTTGTCTATCTGCGGAGGGGTGTCTATTGTCGGAGGGGCGGCGGCTGTAATCTTTAAGTGGATTGCCCCGGCATTCCGACTTAACAAACGAGTGGAGACACTGGAAGAACATGACAAACGAGATTACGAGAGCCTTCAAAGGATTGCAGAACGTGATTCATTGATTCTGGAAGTGTTATCAACCATGTTGGACAGTCAGATCAGTGGGAATAATGTAGAAGAATTAAAAAAAACAAAACAGAAGCTTACAAATTATCTTGCGCAGAATCAGCGTTAGCATTAGTAAGGGGTATGCTCATGAAATTATATGTGTTCACAAAGAAAGATATAGACAGGTTCTTGACAGAGTGTAATTTTACACCGGATGAAGAAAAGCTGTTCCGGCTGAGATGTCAGGAACACACTCTTGAATACTGCGCTGAACAGATGAATGTGAGTATATCCACGGCGAAACGATTGAGCCGGAGGGTGAATAATAAAATAATTAAAGTGTGTTAAGACGACAATAAAAGTCCCCGGGATTATCTCCCAGGGGCTTATTTTGCGTCTTTTTAAAACAGTTGTGAGCTTGATGTAATCCTCCTTATTTTTACGTTCCAATATGGTTCTACTTTAAATAATGTAAAATTTTATAATACTTTTTACATTCCAATATGGGGCTACTAAGCTCTACTATATTATACCACATATAAAAGTGATTTGAAAGTTAAATTTTATCCTACTGTACCTTATTTTTTCCGCCATATCCACTCACCTCTGCTTCACACTGAAATCCAAAAAAGAATGCCGTCATATAGCTGATCTGCAACCTCTTCATCCATCAAATCAGCTCTGTTTTCTTTTCCTCCCTTATCTGTTCTTCATATTTTTTTATGAGCCATTCCGGGACCGGTTCGTCTCCGTCCTCACCATTGTATTTGATCGGGTCAATGTTGTTCGTGAAACACCACTCCCAGCTGTTATAATCGTCACCGTCTTTTGACACGATGTAAAATATATCGTATTCGCTATCTACAAATGCCATCGTATCTGTTGCGTTCATTGTATATAACATGATATACATGTTTCTTCTGTATGCGTACGCCATTTCTAGTGGCGAATCTTCACCACTCAGAAATCCCATGAACATTTCAACGTCGTATGAATCTTTCAACAATTTGTTATAATAATCGTAGACCTTTTCGTCCCATCCGTCCGGGAAAAGTTTACGATCTTTTATTTCCTCGTTACCTTCTTTAGCCATTTTGTAAATGGTTTCAAGTTTTACTCTCTTAATCATTTTTGTTCTGACTCCTCTCTACTCATCGTGGGGCTATGTAATGTACTTTCTTTAACTGTCTTTATTATATATCTATGTGCGTTATATGTCAAGCGTATATGTGCGTTATTTTTATTTTTTTTCTAACCTGTCAAGTTCTGACAGAACAACATCCCGGATAAAGGCACTGTTACTCTTACCGAGACCGAGCTTTTCAATCCTCTCTTTAGTCCCTTTTGGAAAGACAATATTCAGTCTATAGTTGTTGTTCTCATACTTCCTTACCGCTCTTTTCTGTGCTTCTGTTGCCATGCTAATCCCTCCTTTTTCTCAATTATAAATCTATGTGCGTTATTACACAATACTTTTTCGATACTTTTTTGAACTTTTTAGATTGATACATCTATGCAAAAATATAATCAGAAAGGCGGTGCATAAGATGGCATTATACAACAATCCTTATCAATATAATTTTGGCGTTCCGGGACAGATGAATCAGTTCCAGCAACAGCCTGTCCAGATGCCGGCTCAACCAGTGCAACAGCCCCAGCAGAATAACAATGGCATCCTGTGGGTATCTGGCGAAGTTGGCGCAAAGTCCTATCTGGTAGCACCCGGGACAAGTGTTTTACTGATGGACAGTGAAAGCGAAAAGTTCTACATAAAATCCACAGACGTTTCCGGTATGCCACAGCCATTACGGACGTTTGAGTATCACGAAGTAGGCACTCAGATGCCACCTAAGCAGCCTGTTCAGAACATGGACAGTAAATACGTCACCAGACAGGAATATGACGATTTAAAGGGCAAATACGAAGCTATCATAAACCGATTAAATTCTTTTTCTGAACCTGCTAGGGCTAATACCGTACAGGAATCAGCGGTCAAGGGAGGAAATACAGATGAGTAATCCATTATTTAACGCACTCGGTGGTGGGATGCCGCAGGGAAACGGACCAATGCAGATGATACAGCAGTTTATGCAGTTTAAGCAGAATTTCAAGGGAGACCCGAAAGCAGAAGTTGAGAAGATGCTACAATCTGGAAAGATTTCTCAGCAACAGCTTAATCAAGTTCAGCAGATGGCAGGGCAGTTTCAAAATCTGCTGAAGAATATGAAATAGTACATTACAATCTGGCCAGATTGATGTAAATACACAATAAAGGAGATTATAACTATGGATGGAAATTATAGCTTAGCAGATATTGCCGCTGCTACTGGAAACGGTAGAAATAATGACGGCATGTTTGGCGGAGATGGTGCATGGTGGCTTATCGTGCTCTTCTTGTTCGTATTCTGCGGATGGGGAAACAATGGCTGGGGCAATAATGGCAACGGTGGTGGATATGCGGCTACAGCAGCTACTCAGGCAGACATTCAGAGAGGATTCGACAATTCAGCGGTAATCAGCAAACTTGATGGAATCAACAGTGGCCTGTGCGATGGCTTTTATGCCATGAATAATGGTATGCTTACCGGATTCAATGGAATCAACACAAACATCATGCAGACCGGCTTTGGAATCCAGCAGGCAATCAATGCTGATACTGTAGCGAATATGCAGAACGCCAACGCTTTACAGGCACAGCTTGCGAACTGCTGTTGTGAAACCAGGGAAGCTATCCAGGGCGTAAACTACAATATGGCACAGAACACCTGTGCATTGCAGAACACCATGAACAGTAACACAAGAGACATTATCGACAGCCAGAATGCAGGGACGAGAGCGATTCTTGACTATCTCTGCAATGAAAAGATTTCTAACTTGCAGGCTGAAAACAATGACCTCAGACGTGCCGCTTCTCAGGATCGCCAGAGTGCATTGCTCACAACTGCAATGGCTTCACAGACACAGCAGCTCATTAATGCAATTAATCCAGCACCGATTCCAGCATATCAGGTTCCTAACCCGAACACATTTTACGGATGCGGATGTAACACTGGATGTAATTGCTAACAACTTCATATCGAGAGTATCTTTCGATTGATTTCGGATGTCGGCTTATGCCGTATTACACAGAGGGGCAGGCTGAGACCTGTCCTTTTGTGATATGAAAGGAGTATTTTTATGGCAGAATTTATAAGTATATCTGCTCAGACCGTAGCAGCAAATGGAAACGTAGTATTTTCAAACACAGCAGTTAAGGGTTCTAACTGCATTCAGCACAGAGAGGGAAGTGGAATCATCACTCTGAGAGGACTGACTAACCAGTGTAAAGCGAGATTCTTCGTGGATTTTTCTAGTAATATCGCAATTCCAACAGGCGGTACTGTCGGAGCTATTTCTCTGGCAATTGCAATCTCTGGTGAGCCGGTTCTTTCCTCCCAGATGATTTCCACACCGGCAGCAGTAAATCAGTACAATAATGTGTCCTCTGGCATCTATATTGATGTGCCTCGCGGATGTTGCGTTAATATCGCAGTAGAAAACACAAGCGATCAGGCTATTTCTGTTGCGAACGCAAACATTGTTGTGACCAGAGAAGCGTAGGAGGTGTGATTATGAGAGATATTAAAGACTTATGCGCAAGAATCGAAGACGAGCTGTCCAAAATTGCTGATAATGGGCTGACCACTGGGAACTTGGAAATGACATACAAACTGATTGATATGTACAAAGATATCAAGAACACGCAGTACTGGGACAAGAAAGTGGAGTACTATAACACTGTCCTTGATGAGATGCGTGGCGGATACAATGACGATTACAGCGAACGCGGAAGAAAGCGCGACAGCATGGGGAGATACAGCTCAAATGACGGCAGAATGATGCCGGATTACGACCGGGGCAGTTCTTATGCCAGACGTGGTGAGCATTATGTTAGAGGACATTACAGCCGCTCTGACGGACGAGACGCTTATGACGACTATATGACACAGAAACAGAGCTATCGTTCCGGTAAATCTGAGGACTGCAAAAGGAAGATGCTTGCCGCATTGGAAGAACATCTGGACGAACTCACAACAGAAATGAGCGATATGTCCAAGGACGCAGAGTGCCGGGAAGAACGCGACCTTGTCAAGAGATACGTGGAAAAACTCCGTGATATGCTCTAAAAACACAAAAGTGGTAGAGAGGTAGTTGAAAGAAATCTGTTATAATGTAATTGTGCAGCAGGAAGCACAAATAAAACGGTTGTTTTTGACATTTTCGTTTTAATCCTCCTTTCTTTAACTTTTGTAGCTGGTGCGCACGCTTTAATGGAAAGTTAAACAGGTTCGAATCCTGTCGTGCGTATTTGTCATCTGGCACGCAAGATGGCGCACCTCCTTGATTAAGGTTTTTGTTATTCATACTTTTCTTTTTAAAAAAAGAAATAAATATCCGAAACAACTCGTGGCAGGCATGACACGTTAAACACCTTGCTAACCCGGGAATCCGGGTTATGTGGAATGTACGCTAGTGGAAAACTGACAGAGTCGCGCTCTGGTCTCCGGTTCGATTCCGGGCGTTCTGCTTCAATCCGCTTAGAGTTAAGCTGTTTGTATACAGGTGGCCTATGTCTCAGGTGGATTTACGCTATAGCGAAAGAAGTGAAATTCACCACCAGTTTCTTTTCAGAAGGCTGGCCGTTATAGGCGGTACGGAATGTAGCTCAGTGGTAGAGCAATGGCATTGTAAGCTATGTGCCGTAGGTTCGATTCCTGCCTTTCCGATTACCTCGCCAGTGGTCTAACTGGCTTAATCCATTTACCTGCGGCGGCAGGTCAATAAACACGACCAGGAGGATGTTATGCAGAAACTTATTGATACATTAAAATCATTTGGAATTGAAATCCCGGAAGACAAACAGGCAGATGTAAAGAAAGCACTCTCTGAGCATTACAAAAATGCGAAAGAAGTAGCAAAAACTTTGTCAAAAATTGAGGGAGAACGAGATAACTGGAAAGAACGTGCCGAGACAGCAGAGGAAACTTTAAAAGGTTTCGACGGTATCGACCCGGCGAACATTCAGACAGAGCTTGCTGGATGGAAGAAAAAAGCTGAGGATGCAGAGAAAGAATTCAATGCAAAAATCTACGACCGTGATTTCTCAGATGCTCTGAAAACAGCACTCGACGATGTTAAATTTTCAAGTGAAGCTGCAAAGAAGTCTGTTATGGCAGACATTAAAGAAGCAGGTCTTAAGCTGAAAGATGGTAAAATCCTTGGATTAAATGACCTGATCGAACAGATGAAGCAGTCTGACGCATCCGCTTTTGTAGATGAATCTCAGCAGCAGGCTCAGCAGAACCAGGCAAGATTTACCACTCACGTTGGACAGCAGCAGACACCGGGAAGCATGACAAAGAAAGATATCGAAGCGATCAAAGACCCGTCCGAGAGACAGGCTGCAATTGCTCAGAACATCCAGTTATTCCAGTGATTTTTTACACCGACTATACGACAGAGTATAGCCGCTAACCCAATACCTTAATAATTATGGGTAGAAAGGATTTTTATATGGCAGCAAAAGCTAATCTTATTATGAATAATGATATTCAGGTCACAGCACGTGAGATTGACTTTGTAACCAGATTCGAAAGAAACTGGCAGCACTTACGTGACATTCTGGGTATCATGAGACCTATCAAAAAACAGCCGGGTGCTGTACTCAAGTCCAAATACGCAGAGGGTACTTTACAGAGCGGAAATGTTGGTGAGGGTGAGGAAATCCCTTACAGCAAGTTTACTGTAAAAGAAAAGAACTATGCGGAAATGACTATCGAAAAGTACGCAAAGGCTGTATCTATCGAAGCAATCAAGGATCATGGTTATGAGAACGCTGTTCAGATGACCGATGATGAATTCCTTTTCCAGCTTCAGACTGATGTTACCGGCAGATTCTATGACTATCTGAAAACCGGCACACTTACTTCCACAGAAACAACATTTCAGATGGCTCTGGCAATGGCTAAGGGTCGTGTAGAGAACAAATTCAAGCAGATGCACAGGAATGTGACTGGCGCCGTTGGATTTGTGAACATTCTGGACGTATATGAATATCTTGGAGCAGCTGAGATCACTATTCAGAACCAGTTCGGATTTCAGTATATGAAAGATTTCATGGGATTCAATACTATCTTCCTGTTATCTGACAGTGAGATTCCAAGAGGACAGGTTATTGCAACTCCTGTTGAGAACATCGTTCTGTACTATGTTGACCCGAACGAATCTGACTTTGCAAGAGCAGGACTTGTATACACCGTATCTGGCGAGACAAACCTGATCGGATTCCACACTCAGGGCAACTATCACACAGCAGTGTCCGAAGCGTTCGCAGTTATGGGACTTACTCTTTTTGCGGAGTACATTGACGCAATCGCAGTAATCACCATTGATGAGACACCAACACTTGGTACTCTGACAGTAACATCTGCGGCAGGAACAGCAACTGGTGATACAAAAATCACTGTAAATCCGGCTAAGGAAAACTCCAACAACGTATACAAATACAAAGTTGCAACAGACGCAGTAACTGTTGGATATGGACAGAACCTCAGGAACTGGACTACATGGGACGGAAAAGCTGATGTTAAGGCAGCAACCGGACAGAAGATCACAGTGGTTGAGTGTGATGGAACATACAAAGCACTGAATGCCGGAAGTACAAGCGTAACAGCAAAATAATAAACGCGGGAGGTAACTGGCATGGCTTATGCAGATTATAAATTCTATACAGAATCATTCGACAATGTCGTGCCAGAAACCGACTTCCCACGACTGGCAGAAAGAGCCAGTGATTTTGTGGACACAATGACGTTTGACAGACTGGTGGACGGACTGCCAACAAACGAACGCTCACAGAAGCGTATCAAAAAGGCGGTCTGTTCATTGGCTGAATTAATGTATCAGATTGAGCTTGCTGAAAAGAATGCTACCAATGCCGCTGTGAGTGGTGCGTCAACCGCAATCGGGTCCGGTGGTAGCACGACAGGCATTGTAACCTCTGTATCTTCTGGCAGTGAATCTATTTCTTATGCGACACCTCAGCAGATTGGGGCAAGCGCAAAGGAATGGAGTGCGGTATATGCCGCCGCCGGAGATGCGCAGAAAACGAACGACTTGCTTCTTAAGACAGCTTTACCGCTTCTGATGGGAGTAAGGACGGATGATGGAATGCCAGTTTTATATGCAGGAGTGTGATTATATGGACATTTCAACATTAGGCTCATGTATAGCAATCGTTATGATATGCTACATCGTAGGAATGGGCTGTAAAGCATCAAAAAGAATCTCTGATGAATGGATTCCGGTAATCATGGCAGTTATTGGTGGAATTCTCGGAGCGGTCGGGATGAGAGTTATCCCAGATTTCCCGGCATCGGATTATATCACAGCAGTTGCGGTCGGTATGTTTAACGGATTGTCAGCAACTGGTGTGAATCAGGTTATTAAGCAGGCAGTGCAGAAAGAATAATTAAGGAGAGGATATCATGTATTCGTCTAAAATTACACTTTTCAACTATTACGAAAGTGCCACAACTGGAGATGCGTACTGGTATCCTCATGTTTTATCTGGTGTTGACCTCATTACGGACAAGGGAGCAATCCTTAAAAAGTACGGACCAGACGCAACTGACAACGCACAGTTACACATCCGTTATACTGTTCAGAATGGCGATATAACCATTACTGATAAAGATGGCAAGATTCTTCCATGGGTGCCGCCTAAGGAGTGGAAACAGCAGATTAACAACGCTCTGGAAGATACTATCACATTCTCAGATGAGTCGTTCTTCTGGGAAGGTGAGTGGACTGGCGGAACGGTATCTGATGGTGATTATCGGAATGGATTCTACCAGTACATGAATGAGAACAAGGATAACGTGTTTAAGATTACCAGTGTAGGCGGTCCGTATACGCTAATTCCACATTTTGAGATTCTGGGTAAGTAATATGAGTAAGATTCATCATTTTAAAGGATTCTCCATAGTTGATGGAGATATGAAAATCAAGCTGAATATGGACAGATTCTCCAGGCAGTATCAAGAAGCTCAGTATCTCCTTGATGGAATGGTTATGGACAGTATGGTTCCATTTATGCCGATGATTACAGGTGACTTTATCAACCGAACAAGAGTTGAAAGTACATCATTGCAAGGAACTGGGAAAGTATGCGCAGCGGCGGCACCTTATGGACGTTTTCTGTATGAGGGAAAAGGAATGGTTGACGAAGCAACTGGAAGTCCCTACGCAAGACGTGGAGCAAAGAAGGTTCTTGTTAGTCAGTTTTCTGGCCAGACAGCTGCAAAGGAGAATCTTGAATACGCCAAACAGGCTCACCCACAGGCACAGGCAAAGTGGTTTGACGCCGCTAAACGGCAATACGGTAGCACGTGGATTCGCAAAGTAAAAGCGCAGGCAGGAGGTGACAGACATGGCGGATAAACCCATCGGTAAAGATGCGACCGGATATGAGATTCTGACAGATGCCATGAAAGCACTTCTGAACCAGTATCCGGGACTGTACGAAAATGAAACAATCAAATTTGAAGAACTCGGCAAGGAATCCGGAATTGCGTTTTCGGCAGATAACGGTGCCTTGATTTATTCAGAAAAAGAAGATGTTTGTGGCGTGATGCACCAAATTTGTCAGTACCCATTTTATATAGTGTACCGAACAGCGTCCGACAAGGAACGACAGAAACTATCTGTTCAGAAGTTCCTTGATAATCTCGGTAAATGGATATGCCGAGAACCAGTTATCATAAATGGTGCTGAGACACGTTTAAATGCATTTCCTGAGCTTTCACAGGGACGAATTATAAAACGTATCACACGTGATAACTGCTACGGTTTAGAGCCGCAGGAGAGTGGCGTACAGGATTGGTTATTACCATTGTCGGTACGCTACGAAAACACTTATGAAGTAATATAACAAATAACAACCGGCTATCAATCAGAGATAGTTGCTAACCTACACAGCCTTTTAAAAGTTATAGGCAGAAAGGACATTTCTATGGCAGTTACAGGCAAAATTGACCGTAAATATATGGCTCATTACATTGACGCAGGTTCCCTCTGTGGAGGGCTGACGCCGAAGTATGAACGTCTTGGAAAAGATCTGGAAGAGTACAATGTTGAACTCAATCCCGATACCGAAACATCTAAGAACATCCTTGGAGAATCCACATTCAAACACAATGGCTACGAAGTTTCTTCTGACGCTGATCCGTTCTATGCAGATACCACTTCTGATTTGTTTACAGCGTTACAGAAGATCGTAGATGGACGTCTCAAAGACGATAATCTCAAAACAAAAGCAGTTGAGGTTCATCTCTGGACAGAAGCCACAGCAGGCAAGTATGAAGCATATCAGCAGGACTGCTACGTTGTGCCGACTTCCTACGGCGGCGATACATCCGGATACCAGATTCCGTTTACCGTCAATTATACCGGCGAACGTGTAAAAGGAAAGTTTGATATCAGTTCCGGTACATTCACAGCTGACAGCGAATAATTTTTAGGAGGATATAGAAAATGGCAAAAACAATTAACACAAACATTGATGATGGATTTCTTCTTTTCACATTTACAAATAAACAGGGTGAAGTGTTCTCTTCATTTAAACTGAACCCTACTGACATTAACATTGCGGCAAGAGCGGAAGAATTGGAAACTTTCTTTGAACAGGCTCAGGAATCTGTTAAAAATGTTTCTTCCAGTAAAGAGATGGCGGAGATTAATAAGCAGATTGAGGACAAAATCAATTATATGCTCGGGTACGAAGCATCTAAAGATTTATTCAAAGAACCAATTACCGCAACAACTGTTTTTGGAAATGGTCAGGTGTTTGCCTATATCGTTCTTGATAAAATCAATGAAGCACTTACTCCAGAAATTGAAAAGAGAAAGAAAAAAATGCAGGAAGTAGTCAATAAGTACACGGAGAAGTATACAAAATGACCGCCTATGAGTTGCCCACCTCACTAAATATCAGTGGGGTGGATTTTTCTATCAGAACGGATTTTCGAGTAATTATTGATATTCTGGTTGCCATGAATGACCCAGAATTGGACGAACAGGCGAAAGCTGTTGTTATGTTACAGATTTTGTTTGAGGACTGGCAAAGCATACCCCTGGAACATCTTACAGAAGCTTGTCGGAAAGCTTGCGAGTTTATTGATTGTGGTCAATTCGATGATAGCCTGAACAAGCCCAAACCCCGTTTGATGGACTGGGAACAGGATGGAGATATGATCGTTCCGGCTGTGAACAAGGTTGCCGGTAAAGAAATCAGAGCAGTGCCTTATATGCACTGGTGGACATTCTTTGGATATTTCATGGAGTCTGGCGAGTGTCTGTTCAACACGGTTGTTGGAATCCGATCAAAGAAAGCAAAGGACGAAAAGCTCGATAAATGGGAAAAGAAATTCTATCAAGAAAATAAGAACATTATTGATATAAAAACACGTCTCAGCGACGAGGAGCAAGCGTACAAGGATGCGCTGAATGAGATGTTGAACCTCAAATAGTTAGGAGGTGGACACATGGCTGCTGATGGCTCAGTCATTATTGATACCAGAATGGACACATCAGGCGTGCAAAACGGCGTATCAGCAATCAGGCAGTCTTTTAACGGACTTGGCAGCGTAGTAAAAAAAATAGGTGTACTGATTGGCGGAGCATTTGCGATTGGAAAACTGACGCAGTTCGGTAAGGAATGCGTAGAACTCGGCTCTAACCTTGCCGAAGTGCAGAACGTGGTCGATGTTACATTCACAACCATGTCGGACAAGGTAAACGAATTTGCAAAGAATGCTATGACCTCTGCCGGACTGTCAGAAACCATGGCAAAACAGTATGTCGGAACGTTCGGAGCAATGTCTAAGTCGTTCGGTTTCTCCGAAGCACAGGCTTACGACATGTCAACAGCTCTGACGCAGCTGACTGGTGACGTAGCATCATTCTACAACATCAGTCAGGACGAGGCGTATACAAAACTAAAGTCTGTATTTACGGGCGAGACGGAAACGCTCAAGGACCTCGGCGTGGTAATGACCCAGTCAGCACTTGACCAGTACGCACTTGCAAATGGCTATGGTAAAACCACATCCGCCATGACTGAACAGGAGAAAGTGGCTCTACGCTTGGCTTTTGTACAGAAACAGTTGTCTGCCGCATCTGGTGACTTTATCCGAACATCTGGCAGCTGGGCAAACCAGGTACGAGTGATGCAGTTACAGCTGCAATCTCTCAAGGCAACAGTTGGACAGGGATTAATCAATCTCTTCACTCCTGTCCTGAAAGTTATTAACACTCTTCTTGGAAAATTGGCAACATTGGCAAACGCATTTAAGTCATTTACGGAGTTAATCACCGGGAAGAAATCATCTGGCCAAACAGGTGCGATTGGTGCAGGTCTTGTCGGAACAGACCCGATGGCTGATACAGCAGACCAATACGGAAATGCCGCCGACAACGCCGAGAAACTGGCAGATGCTACAAATGATACAGCGGACGCAACTAAAAAAGCTACTAAGGCAGCAAAGGGATATCTTAGTCCTCTTGACGAAATAAATAATTACTCAACAGATAAAAGTACGGATTCATCGTCAAAAGTACCGGGTGCACCGGGCGCAACCGGCGGACTTGCGGACAAAATGAAAGATGCTGTGCAAAACGTTGATTATGGAAAAGTAGCAGAGGGTGAGACAGTTCTTGATAAGATGTCAAAGCCGTTAGAGAAGATAATCGACAGGTTTAAACAGCTGGCTAAGTTAATCGCAAAAGGATTCTGGGATGGGTTAGGAGACTACGAGCCGATTTTTGAAGGAATAAAAAAGGACCTTGATTCTATACGGAAATCCTTAAAGGATATCTTCACTGACCCGGAAGTTACCAAAGCAGCAAATATTTTTTTCGATTCATATGCATATGCAATTGGGCAAGTTGCTGGTTCATTCGCCAGAATTGGATTGACAATTGCGCAAAACATCATAGGTGGAATCGAGAAGTTTCTGAGTCAAAACGTACAAAGAATAAAAAACTATCTGATAGATATGTTTAATATCGGCTCTGAAATTGCACAAATAGGCGGAAACCTTGCAGTTGCTTTTGCCGATGTTTTCTCAGCTTTTGGCGGAGAAACTGCGCAACAAATTACAGCGAATTTAATTGGAATCTTTGCTGAAATTGGAATGGCTCTTACGGAAACAGCTGCGAAACTTGGCAGAGATATTCTGAACATGATTGCGCAGCCTTTTATCGACAATAAGGACATTTTAAAGTCAGCAATCGAGGGTAGCCTCGGAGTAATAGAAACTGTAACAAGTGGGGTCTTAACAGTTGTTCAAAACCTTAGTGACGCAATATCGAGGTTATACGATGAACACGTAAAACCGTTTTTTGATTCTATAGCGAATGGATTATCAAGCATATTTGAGACTCTGATAACTGGATACAACACCTATATTCTTCCAGTTCTGCAAGGATTGGCAGAACAATTCAAAGGGCTATTAGAGGGACCATTAGGGGACGCAATTTTAAAGATAGAAACATTTCTCGGAAAACTCATTGATTCTCTAAAACTTCTATGGGAATCGGTGTTAGCTCCTTTAATTAACTGGATAATCGCGAATTTGCTTCCGGTTGTTGCGAAGATAATTGATGTTGTGGGGACTACAGCAATGGAAGTGATAAAATCACTGATTAAAATAATCGGTGATGTGGCAGATACACTGAGCGGAATCATCGATTTTCTTGTTGGTGTCTTTACGGGAGACTGGAAGCTGGCTTGGCAGGGAATAAAAGAAATTGCAAGTGGAGTATGGAATCTTATCAAGGACGTTATATCGGGTGCGTGGAATGCGATTAAAAGCATAATAAAAGGTGCGCTGAATATAATAAAAAGTGTTATTAATACTGCATGGAATGCGATCAAAACAGCAACTTCAACGGTCTGGAATGCGATCAAAAAGACTCTTTCTGGATTATGGAATGCTCTTAAAACCACAGTAAAAACAGTGTTTAATACAATAAAGACTAAGGTCGTAGGCGTGTGGGATAACATAAAGGATAAAACATCCCAAGTATGGAAAAGCGTTACTACCTTTATATCTACTAAGGTCGAAGCAATAAAAACTGCTATTACTGATAAATTTAACGCCGCCAGAGATGCAGTAAAATCTGCATTTGAAAGAATTGTGGACTTTATCAAAAAACCAATTAATAAAGCAATCAGCATTGTTAATAGCGCAGTCGGAATGATTAATAGTGCGATTGGTGGAATCGAATCGGCTTTCTCTTTCGGACCTTGGTCTGTCCCAACACCGTTTGGTACAAAGACTATTGGATTTCACGCAACATTTCCACGTATCGGAACTATCCCATATCTGGCCAGTGGCGCAGTTATTCCACCACGAAGCGAATTCCTTGCGGTATTAGGCGACCAGAAGAAAGGAAATAACCTGGAAGCACCGGAAAGCCTATTACGGCAGATCGTCCGGGAAGAGTCAGGGAAAGGGCGGGGAGATGGAAATACCTATAATGTTACAGTCAATGCATCTGGCAGAAAATTGTTAGATATTATTATCAGTGAAGCTGAAATGAGAAGAAATCGGAATGGGAAGAACCCGTTTGAGTTAGCATAAGGAGAAGAATATGCCGCAGGAACAATTTAAAATAGACAACGTTGTTATAAGAGCACCGGATAGTTACAAACCGGTGTTCGCAACCACTTCTACAGAAGACTCTAAAAGAAGTCAGGATTTGATTATGCACAATACACCAATGGGAACAATTGGCGGATACGATATGCAATGGGGTGAACTTACGTGGACTGAAATAGCAACCATACTAAATACTGTACTTAACAAAAGTCAATTCACATTCCACCACAAAGACCCAACTATTCCGGGAAGATGGGTAGACAGAACATTCTACGCATCAAATTTTAATATGGCTGCGCAAACTCTGAAAGATGGGGAAGAAAAGTGGACAGATTTGTCTATTAATGTAAGGAGGGTTGAGCCGATTTGATAAATGTATCTACTCAGTTGAAGAAAGAATCTCTTACAAACAGAAATTATTACGTGACAGCAAATGTTACATTGTCAAATGGCGCAACTCTTAAGCTAGGCAAAAAAGACTTTTATCTGTCTGGAAATAGTCTCGTAGATTCAGCAGACTCTGGGGACTTCCCGGTGGGCGTAGCAATAGAAAAAACGGCAAGCTTATCATTGGTAAATGATGACGGACGCTTTGACGGATATAATTTTAATGCTGCAAGGTTTGTTATCTTTCTCAATGTGCAGTTATCTGACAAGATAGAAACTATAAAGAGAGGTACTTACATTGTATCGAAAAAGCCCGCAACAGCAAGCGAAATAAGTCTTTCTCTCTTAGATAAAATGCATAACGCTGATAAGGCATATGATTCTAATCTGTCTTTTCCTTGTACAGTCAAGGAACTGCTCTCAGAATGCTGCCAACAATGTGGAATCACTCTTGGAGATGCAATGTTTCCAAATGCGGACTTTCAGATTCAGAAAGCGCCATCTAATGCGACATACCGTACAGTAATCGGAATGTGTGCCGGGATAGCCGGTGGAAATGCAAGAATCGACGAAAATGACTTACTCAGGATTATTACGTTTGATAAGACATTTACCAATACGACTATTTACGATGGTGGAGCAGTAAAAAATTGGACAAGCGGCGATGATCTGGATGGTGGCACACTTAATCCATGGACAACAGGGACTGTGGTTGATGGTGGTACGTTAAGCAATAACGATTATCACGCGTTATTTTCAATTCAGAATCTACAATATGACGTGGACGATGTTATTGTAACAGGCGTCAAATACGTAGAAGATGAGACCGAATATATGTCGGGTCAGGACGGCTATGTAATTACTATTGACAACCAGTTACTGTCAGGAAATGCACAGGCAGGAGTCGAAGCTATTGGAAATCAATTAATCGGTTTGCGAATGCGTCCTTTCTCATGTGACGGAATTGCCAATGGATACGCCACTTTCGGCGATTCAGTTGAGTTTATCGACACTAAAAATCGTGTCTTTAGATCATTTGCAACTAATGTAGAATTTGTGTTCGGTGGCTCAACATCATGGAGCTGTAGCGCAAAGAGTGCTGAAGAAGATGCAAGTGAGTTTATTGGTGATCAGCAAGCAGCGGTAGAGCAGTCAAAAAAAGATATAGAAAAGAAACTATCTGCCTATGACGTAAAGCTCAAACAGATGAATGAACTTGCAGCAAACACGCTGGGTTTCTTCTATACAGAGGAAGCACAAGAAGATGGTTCCGTAATTACGTACCGACATGATAAGCCTACACTTGCTGATTCTAAAGTAATTTATAAGACAAGTGCTGATGGATTCTTCTTGTCAGTAGACGGCGGTCAGACATGGAAAGCCGGCTTTGATAGTAATGGAGATGCCGTTCTGAATATTCTCTATGCCATCGGTATTCAATCAGAATGGATTAACACGAGAGGTTTTACAGCAAAAGACAATAAGGGGAATACGACATTAAGAATAGATGCCGACACAGGCGCTGTCACATTAGAGGTTGAAAACTTTACACTGAAAAGTAGAACTATTGAACAGATCGCCAAGGACGTTGTGGATGGGACAGTTCGTAATGTGACTATCCCAAACTATTATGGCACGTATACACCAACATTGCAGAACTATCCGGCATCTGAGTGGAAAAGTGAAGAATATAAAAAGCATGACGGCTCGATATTCATGAACTTCTCTACAAGCCAGGTATATATGTTTTCTGGGACTGATGGCGCTTGGCGGGAACTGGATGCTGAAAAAATCGTCAATTTTGAAAGAGTTTTTAACGCTTTAACGGATAACGGTAAGCAAGAGGGAATTTATATGCAGAACGGACATCTGTATATAAATGCTTCCTATATTAAATCCGGCCAGATTTCAGCTGATTTGATTAATCTGAAAAACATTAATGTTACAAACAGTTCTGGAACATCAACATTTGCGATTGATAACTACGGAAATGTTACGCTCAGACCTGATACATTTGTATTAACAAATGGTGATACAATATATAGCGTCGCTGAAGATAAAGCTTCAACAGCACTATCGAGTGCAAACAGTTATACAGACAATGCACTTAGCAACCTCGACATAGGAAAAATGTCTAAACAAGAGATTATTAATGTGCTAAGCGATAACAGCAACAATAAAGGTCTGTATCTATCAAATGGAAATGTGTACATGAACGCTGATTATATTAACACAGGCGAATTAGCAGGATGGAAAGTTGGAATTAAAAAGCTTTCAGCAAGTGGTACATATGGAGAAGTAACGCTAGACGCTTCAACTGGAGAGATCTATTCAGAGACGAATACAGGAGTATATGTGCCGGGGTACGGGACGTTGTATGGAACACGAATTAGAGGAATCAATCTTTATACAGGAACCGTACACGCAAGCTCAGCCTCGATTGATACTAGTGTTTCGGCGGGCAGCGTTTCGACATCAAAAAAAGTTGAAGCAGGTACGCACGTAGAAGCCAGTGGTCATTTCTACAGTGCAGGTACGGGGACAGACCTTGCAGATGCTTCTATCAGAGGGAAGCTGAAAGTAAACGGGACAAAATCAAGATCAGTTTCGACGGTAGACTATGATGAACAGCTCTTTTACTGCTATGAAATGCCAACCCCATTCTTTGGAGATATCGGTGAATCTGTAATATCGGATGACGGGACTTGCATGATTGACATAGATGATATCTTTCAGGAATCTGCAAATGTCGACATTAAATATTATGTGTTCTTGCAAAGAGAAGGAGAGGGTGACTGCTGGGTAGCTGAGAAAGAGCAAAATTATTTTGTTGTAAAAGGAACTCCGGGACTTAAATTTTCGTTCGAAATCAAAGCAAGACAAATTGAATATGAACATATGCGATTTACTGACCCGGGAGATACAGCTTATACAGACGCAAGAGATATAGAAATCCCGGAACCAGATTATGAGTCAGAAGAAACAGAGGTCCCGGAACCAGATTATGAATCAGAGCTTATTAACGACAGATCAAGCATTATCAATCAGATGGAGGTAATATCATGAAGAAGATTTTAACAAGTTTTATGAATCTTAGCACTGGAGAGGGAAGCCGTATTGCTTACACCTATTCAGAAGTAGACGAAACCACGGGAAGTATCATCAGCCAGAACAATAAAGGCAATTTCCTTGTAATGGATAACAATGTGCAGAAAAATCTTGATTCTGTAAAGGATTACATAAAAAATAATTTCCTTTCATAAGGAGGTAAGTCTAATATGGCTGATACATATATAATACAATTCCGGCGCGGTATGTACGCCGATTTTGATACATCGAAAATTCGTCCCGGAGAACCCGTTGCGATTCTTGGCAATGACCCTTCCGTTCCATCTGGTAAGGCATTATACATTGCTTTTGCGGCTAATGACGTAAGGCGGTTGTGCTCTATCGAGGATATCTCAGAGATGGTCAATGCTGGAGAATTTGTTGGTCCACAGGGTCCCAAAGGCGAAAAAGGAGATAAAGGCGCAGATGGCACCGTAACATTTGAATCGCTGACACCTGAGCAGAAAGAATCACTGAGGGGCGTCTCTATCACAGCGGTTAACATTGGCATAGATGGAAATTTGACAATAACATTTTCAGATGGTGATAGTGAAAATGTTGGAAATATTATGGGACCTCAAGGAGTGCAAGGCCCAAAAGGTGAAAAAGGAGACGTTGGTCCGCAAGGGCCAGTTGGTCCGCAAGGCCCACGAGGAGAAAAGGGTGAGCAAGGAAACGACGGAACGTCTCTTAATGTCCTTGGTACAAAAGAATCTGAGGCAGACCTCCCCCTGAGTGCAGAGAAGAACGATGCATATTTAATAGACGGAGAAATGTGGATTTTCGACGGCACGAATTGGAACAATGCTGGCAAGATTCAGGGGCCGCAGGGGCCAGTTGGTCCGCAAGGTCCAAAGGGCGACCCAGGGCCGCAGGGTGTAAAAGGAGACCCCGGAGAAAAAGGAGAGCAGGGAGTACAGGGTCTAAAAGGCGATACTGGGCCAAAAGGCGAGCAAGGCTCGGTTGGCCCAAAAGGCGAGCAAGGAGATACTGGTGCGCGAGGAATCACATTCACTCCTGTTGTAGACAGCGAAGGAAACATAAGTTGGAGTAATGACGGAGGACTTGAAAACCCCCAGACAGTAAATATTACCGGGCCGCAAGGCGATACTGGACCGCAAGGAGAAAAGGGCACTACATTCATTCCAAGTGTAGACACTGATGGAAACATAAGCTGGAGCAACACAGATGGAATCGCCAATCCCGAAACAGTAAATATCAAAGGGCCAAAAGGAGACAAGGGGAGTGATGCGACTGTCCCGATTGCTACAATCGAAACTCTTGGTAAGGTTAAGCCTGACGGCAAGACAACATTCATAGATGAAGATGGAACACTCCACGCAAAAGGCGGTGGCACAACCGTTACTCCCAAGCCCGTAAACAACCCAACAATTGAGAATTTAAACGCATCTGTCACAATTAAATGGCAAGACCCTGAAAACACGGTAATCAGTGGTTCAACATTCTCAACATGGGCTGGCACAAAACTTGTAATGAAAGAAACAGGCTATCCCGCAAATCCAGATGACGGAACGCTTGTGGTTGATAACACAGTTCGTGATAAATACAAAATCACAGGCTATACAGTTACAGGGCTGACAAACGGCAAGCAATACTACTTTGCACTGTTTCCATATTCTACCGATGGCGTATATAACTACGATGCGGGTAACAGACTGATTGGGGAACCAGAGGGCTTAAAGATTGTCACATTTGCCGACGGAACAGACGCAGAGATTGAAAAGATGATTGAAGCGCACTACGCAGGCAAAATCAACATTAGCGACTATTGGGCGGTCGGCGACAAGAGAACCATCCATCACAATGCCATGGATGCAACTGGCGTAAGTGAGTCACACAGAGCGAATGATTATGTCTATGTAATTATCGGAATCGAACATGACGACTTAGTGACTGCTATCAATGGAAAGACCAAAGCTGCTATTACAATTCAGACAGAACGTATGCTGTATTTAGACACTACGACAGAGTACAACAGCTCCTACGATAAATCACATGAATGCGGTTGCATAAACAGTTCAAGCACAAATAGTGGCGGTTGGGAAGACTGTGAAAGACGTACATGGTGCAATAATGTGTACAAGAAATGTCTGCCTACTTATATTCAGAATATGATGAAGCAGGTCAAGAAGTTGACATCTGCGGGAAGCCGAAGTAGTACGATTAAAATCTCAAATGACTACGCGTTTTTACTGTCTGAAATTGAAATTTTTGGTAGTACAACGTATTCTTACGCAGGCGAAGGAAATCAGTATCAGTATTTTAAGAATGCGACTGCTAATAGATATAAGAAACCGCGTTCTAGCAGTAATCACGTATCTGGCTACTATTGGGGACGTTCGCCTTACTCCAACAGCGGAAACAAATTCTGTCATGTGAACATAAGCGGGAATTCGTACTACGGCGACGTCAGCAACACTTATGGCATTGTCCCCTGCTTATGTATCTAAAATCCTAGCAAATTAATGAATATAGCTGAATAGCTAAGAACAGGAGGTGCATATGGATAAAAAGGAAATTGCAAATATCTACAAAGCCATCAATCGAGTTTCAAACAGGCTGAATGAGATGTCTGAAAAGCTTGACTCGGTGATGCAGATGCTTAATGCGGAATCTAATCACAAGATTCTAATTAACGGTGATGGTATCGACGGCCTAGCCGAACTTGTATCAACGCATGATTCGGCACTTGATGAACTGGCTACTTTAGTTGCAGGCATTGGAGGTGGAAACAATGGTTAAATTTTTCGAAGAGCGAATAATCAATGGGCTAAAAAAATGGACAGATGTTCCTGAGCTGTGGAATAAGAAGGTAATTGAAAGGCTTCAAAAGGATGGCTATGTACTGAATGAGGACGGGACAGTAACAGAATCGAAACCAGGAATAGTGAAATAAAATACGTGCAAGGGAGAAAATATGGAAATTAAAGGAATTGACGTATCATCTTATCAGAGTAAGCCAGACTGGGCGAAAGTATCGAATTCTGAAATTAAGTTTGCAATATTGAGAATCCATCAAAAATCTGGAACTGATTCCTCTTTTGAGCATAACTACAAAGGATGCAAGTCAAATGGAATCCTTGTCGGCGGATATAAATATAGTTACGCTCTGACACCGGCACAGGCAATTGATGAAGCTGAGAGCGTAATTTCTGTTCTTGGCGGACGCGGAATGGACTTTCCAATCTTCTACGACCTTGAATGGAGTCAGCAGAGAAACCTTGGAAAACAGGCGATTGAGAATATTGCAGTAGCATTTCTGACCAGAATCAAAAAAGCCGGTTATAAGGTCGGTATCTACTGCAATCTTGATTGGTACAATAACGTTCTGTCAGACACCCTGAAAAAGTACGATTGCTGGATTGCTCGTTATCCGGCTAGTGATAATGGCTCTGTACAGGAAAGATTGCGTCCATCTGTTGGTGTAGGCTGGCAGTATTCCAGTAGAGGAAAAGTATCCGGCATTAGTGGTAACGTTGACATGGATGTATTCTATAAGGATTACAAAGAGGAGGTTTCTGCAATGGATAAAGCTATTGAAAAAGTGATTCTCATTGCAAAAAATGAGATTGGATACCTTGAAAAGAAGAGCAATAGTCAGCTCGACAGCAAGACTGCAAACGCCGGTTCGAACAACTATACGAAGTACTGGCGAGACATTAAGCCATCATATCAAGGACAGCCTTGGTGCGCAGCATTCGTGAGTTGGTGTTTTATGGAAGCATTCGGACAGGAAAAAGCAAAAAAACTGTTGAAGCACTGGCCCTATGTTTACTGCCCAACACTTGGTAATCTGTTTACAAGGAACGCTAATCCAAAGATCGGTGATATTGTAATTTTTTATCATAATGGAACTTTCACCCATACCGGCATCGTAACGGCCGTAATCGGAGACAGGTTCTATACCATCGAGGGAAATACTTCTGGTGCATCTGGAATTATTGCAAATGGCGGCGGTGTCTGTGCAAAGAGTTATCTCAATAGTCAGATGCCCGGAACTAAGTTCTGTACACCTGATTATAGTATTGTATCTGATGTAGTCGCACCTGTAAAAGCTGAGAATACGTCATCTAATACTATACAGGCGGGAGAAAAATATATGTTTGAACCAAAAACTGTAAAAGCAGGAGATAAAAACACATCTGTGCTCCTCTTACAGGAAATTTTAAGAGCCAGAGGCTTTAAGGGCAAAAACGGCAAAGCCTTGAAACTTACATGGACAGCAGACACAAACACAATTTACGCTCTGAAAGCTTATCAAGAATCCAGGAAAGAAGTTCTGGAAGTGGACGGAATCTGTGGACCCGCCACATGGAAAGATTTGATTGCCATATAAAAACATCCCGGGGTTAATTCCCCGGGAATTTTATTTATAAACATATTTAGTATCACTTCGGAAGTTTTAGACTGTTATCGTTAGTCACACGTTAGTCACAAATAAAAATATTGTTTCCTAATATAATAGTGTCAAAAACACTGTATTTACAGGCATTTGCGCAATTTTCTAAATTCTATTTGTTGGTCACAATTAATAAAATTAGAATAATAAAAATGAAATGTGGGAAATCCTTGCAAAATCGCTAGAAACGTTGATTTTAATAGGGTTTCCGGCATTTCGATAATGATATTTCGGTTGTTTTAGAAATATTAAAATGGGTTCCGTTAGTCACAGTTAGTCACAAATGGAACTTTTATCTTTTCTATTTCTGTCCGTAGTTCTTCCAGTGTCCTGTGACCATATACCGCATTTGTAACATCTCCACCAAAGGAGTGGCCGAGCATTCGTTTTCGGTCATTCTCCCGGACACCGTATTTTTCGCACAGTGCAGAAAAGGTGTGTCGGCAGTCGTGCGGCGTGTGTTTCGGATTGCCGACTATTCCCAAACGCTCTAGCGTAGGGTAGAACAATGCTTTTCTGTGATGCTGCTGAGTATATACGCATAGTTTCCCATCTTGTGTCATCACTTTCTGTTCAGCAAAATGGTATATAGCAGAATGTATCGGAACAATTCTGTTTTTACCGGCTTTTGTTTTGATTCCACCTTGAAAGTATTTCTCTTCCAGGTTGGTTGTAAGTTTTAACACTTCGCCAATTCGCCAGCCGGAATAGCACATAATTAGTATAAGTTGCACTTCTGGATCGCCAGTATTATTCCACAACACTTGCATCTCCTGATCAGAAAATGGTGTTCCATGTTCGGTGTCATTATCAGCATTGACATGGACATATAGTGCCTTATTTTCCGTTACAATTTCTGAGTAGACTGCATATTTGTACATCTGCTTAAACAGAGTCAAAATAGCCATCTGGCTTTGCTTTTTCAGCTTACAATCATCAATAACTTTTTGCATATCAGGAGCCTTTAAATCTTCGAATATGCGATTGTGCAGAACGACGCAGTTTGTATAAGCTGTCCGGTATGCTTCTTTTGAACTATATGACAGTTTTGTCCCCTCTGGGAACTTCCACGCATAAAATTGTTTATATACCTCTGAGAACGTCAATTTCTTGATTTCCGGGTGCTTATCCTCTACGCCCTTGATTGTATTGTAGTCGGCAATCAAGCGGCTTATAAGAGTATCTATGTCGGTTGTAGGGGACACCTCAAGAGTCCGTTCCATGCCGGGTTGATACGTGCCGGCTTTGTATGCTGTCAGGACAGTGAAACCTTTTATCCAGTCATCAACGTAGCAGATCGCCGGCGGACGTTTTAGTTTGCCAGTATCGTCCGGTGTAGCTGGTGGATGTACTGCGAAGCAGTTCCTCCGGTTCTTGCCAAGATAACGGATACTGCCGAAGTTATTCGGAAGTTTTGGATATTTCTTTCTTTTCTTCGCCATTTTTATTCCTCTTTTCTTTATAGCTGTTTTTAGGTATAAAAATAACAGCCGAACAAATTTTCTGGGTTGTTCGACTGCTCCGAAGATGATACAATATGTTTTGCCAGAATGCAGCATCTCTCCGGAGATGTATAAACGCCGTCCCGGTACGCCAATGCCGGGGCGGTTTTTTATTTAATTATGTGATTTCCAATTTACTCTCATTACAATTCCTACAATCCAATAAATTCCACCAGAACAAGCACCCAATATTAAAATCCAAAACCAACTTAAATACCATGGCATTTTCCGTTTTATATACGGTGTACCTGAACTCGCCGCTGAGGATGCAGAGGAAGATGCAGAATTATTAATGATGATGTCTCTGTTGTTAGAAGTCAACTGCTCTACTTGTTTTCCACACTTAGGACATACTACACAGTCGTCGTCAATAAGTTCTCCGCAGTGCTTACAATATTTTTTCTTTTCATTCATGATAAACACCCTCCTGATATGTTTTCGCCACGCTTCGCACTTTTAATGCGGATTATGTATTTTGTACCGCTGATTTTGCAATATTATGTAAAGTACGGTTATTCGTGGTATTTTTATTTTATCATTTTAAGAGCATATTGTAAAGATTTAGAACGAAATAGAGTGATTTAGATGAAAAAGAAATGTTTTTTTCTACAAAATAGTGAGAGTTCATGTGTATCATTGGCAGTTGCCAAGAGTCGGGATAGGTGGTATAATAGCAAAACGAACTAATGTTCGGTTCTATTTCCCACGGCCGGACATATACTGTAGTGTAGGTGCGCATTGCGACAGGGAGGGTTACTATGGATTATAAGAAAGAAATTATTGAGATGGTTGAAAAATGCACGAATAATCATTGGATAGAAGTGATTTATATATTTGTGAAAAGGCTAATCGGATAACATTAAAAAAGACAAGGGTTTGCGCATTGCCCTTGTCTTTCTTTTTACTTATTAGAAATCATGTCAATAAGTTTTTCTAAATTGTCCCATCCCTCATCATCCAATCTGGCTAATGCAGACACGAGACGGTGTCGGAAAGAATCTTCTCCAGATTTCATTACGTCTGCAAGCATGGCAGAAATTTGTTTGTCTTTAATTCCGGGTATAAACATATCTCCGTTTCCAGTTCTGAGCCATTCTTCGTTTACGTTAAATTCTCTGCAAACATCATCAATAGTCCGATCTGACGGAACTTTGCTTCCCATTTCAATTTGCGCTACAAAATTCCTACTTATCTTTAGTTTGTCTGCAAATTCTTGCTGAGTTACGTTTAATTCTTTTCGCAACTCTTTAAACCTGTCTTTCAATTTAATTCCTCCTTTCTGAAAATATAATATCATAAAATGTTTACAAAGTCAACAAAAAAGTATTGACAAATGTTGTCTAAGGGACTATACTGTGTTTACAAGGTAAACAAAGGAGGTGAAAAATATGAAACGCCATCCGATTATGGAATATGTGATTCCAGCAATTGTAGCAAGTGTGGCAACAGTTTTAATCCGTTTAGTGCTAGGGTGGTAAGAATCGAAACAATAATCGGAATAGCCACATCTTTCAATAGTAACTTTTTAAATTCATGTTTTCTTTCAGCAATATAAGATTTTCCCTGTTCGGAAATCGTAATAGAGAGAGTTTTTCCTTTTGCATATCTGACCTGACCGTCTTGATTGATTTTAGGAAAAGATTCTCTATTAACAGAAATCAATTTTTCTTCTTCAAGAAAATTTGAAATTTTGATTTCATTTTCCGATAGAGAAGAATATTCAATTTTTTCTTTGCTTGAAAGATATTTCAAGAAATTAAATTGTTCTTTATTGAGATACACAATATCACCTCCCGTCTACTGGGAGTATATCACAAGAAAGGAGTGAGTACATGTCTGAAAAAGAAAAAAGAATCGTTGAAAAGCTAAAAAACGCGATTCCTAAGATGTCAGAATTTGACAAGGGTTACATTCTCGGAAAGACGGAAAGTTTTTCTGAGAAAAAAGATGATTCTGACCAGAAAGAAAACGGGAAAGGAGTAGATTATGAATAAAATTTTCGTTCCACACGAACTTAAAACAATCGAGGTTGACACAGAAAAGAAAATCTTCCGCATCAACGGAGAGGATTTCGGACGTGAATGTACAGGTTTCATGATTTCCTGTACACCGGATGGTTTCCGTATTGATATGGAAGTGGACACGACCATACACTTTGCGACTTATTCTAATAAGGGAGCACAGAAAGAACAAGGAACGTATTAAGCGGAAACTCCTTTATGTGAGTCACGCAGAGCACTGTAAGTTCCCAGAAGATAAGAAGCATTATATTCTGGGGTATATGGACGGAGTTATTGATTGCAGTAATTCTGACCAGAAAGAAAGTAAGAAAGGAGTATGAAATGAGCGAAGTTGATACTTACATTAAAGAAAATGCAGAAGTCCATCAGTTCGCCGCAGAGGTTGCGAGAATTATATCAGGCATTCCACAGATGCCAGAGTTCTCGTCAGAGAATATGACTGTAGCCGATGCAAGCCAATTGATCGGACTTCCTATTACAGCAATCCGGGCAGGGATTGTGTACGGATGGTTGCCGATTGGCGTAGCTGTGCAGAATAACAAGCCAGCAAAAAGCCTTTCCGGTGGACGAATCACATACATCATAAGCCCTAGAAAAGTCTATGAAGTGACTGGTCATGTCTGGAAAGGCAAAGCTGCTCTTAATAAGTAGGTGCCCCGGAGGGAGCCAACACCTCCGCCCCGGAGCTTGCATCTACTAAATCATCCTTAGTAGATACAGGTTAATTATAAGCCTCTATCTGCTAATTGTAAAGACAAATAAGAACAAATAAGGAGAAATTAGCAAGATATGAGCAAAATTAAAAGCGAAAATCAGCCAACATGGGCTGACATCGAAGTAGCACTTGCGACTGAAATTGTTGAGGAGAGCAAGAAGAAATCAAGAAAATGGTTCGCGGCATGGATTGTAACAGCCGCCGCACTGGTGGCGAGCAACCTTGCGTGGATTATGGGAGAAATAAAATGAAAGAGTATATGCTAATTGCTGTTTGTATGCTTGCCGGGAAATATGTGGATGTGCCTATCTGGCTGAACATCTTTTTCGGTATCTCGGCAGCATGGGCAGTACGCCAGATGGAAGCAGACTGGCAGTAGAAAATAAGGAGGATAAGAAGATGTTCGAGAAAGAGATTGACGAAATATATGGATTATGCAAAAGAGTTGCGAACGAAGTTCCGACAGCAAATATCACCTTTGATTTCTCAGGCTACGGCTTAGAGGTAAGAGGGCTTAAAAGAAAAGAAGACGTCAGACTTCCTAAAGGCGAGTTTAAGTGGGACTTGTATCGGAATGTATCCTTTAATTCTTTCTTTGAGAAAGAAAGCCGTGAAAGTCTCAAAACAATCAAAGCTTTCTTGCTGGAACTTCTGATAGATGGGAAGTGTCCAAATGAGTAAACAGATAGCAATTATGAAACTTCTTCCTAGTCTGGAGATAGCAGGATATATCAATGAACTGCTCAGAGAACTTCAATCCAGAGGTGATTGTATTCTGGATTATGAGAACTGTGACATGTCTCTGGATCATGTGGAGTATCACAAAGCTGAAGATATTGACGGAGAGAAGTTCGGGGATGCTTCAGACAATCTGTATTGCTTTTTCAAGGCAGTGTGAACATGGACGAGAGAATTAATGAGGTTCTGAGACTGATTGATATACAGCTTGCCACAGTCCCGGATAACCCCATTGAAGAATCATACAAGGCAAGAACATTGGCGAGCTACGTACAGGCTTTAAATGGGCTTTTAACGGCTCAGAGATCATATAAGGAGGAAAGTATCAGTGAGTGAATTTGAAATCCGTATTCCGGCAAGAAAGAAACAACTGGTAACTGGAAAAGACAATCAGGTTGTAAAGGTTTCATCAGACGCATACAACGCACTGGTCGAAATCTATAACGAATCAACCTTATCAATGAAAGATATTGCAAGCTTGCTGATTATTGAGGGCAGCAAACATGTGGTTTATGACAAGGAGGAATAACAGTGAATATATATGAGAAGTTGGGTATTATTCAGTCAAAGCTGAAAGCCCCTAAAGGACAGTACAATTCCTTCGGGAAATACAAGTATAGAAGTTGTGAAGATATTCTGGAAGCTGTAAAGCCACTTCTGGCAGAAACAAAGACTGTGTTAAGCGTCACAGATCGGATGGAAGTTGTCGGGGATAGAATATATGTCAGAGCAGAAGCTCATCTGAACGACTGCGAAGATACCGGCGAGATTACAACCGTTGCTTATGCAAGGGAAGAAGAATCTAAAAAAGGTATGGATTCTTCGCAGGTGACAGGTGCAGCTTCATCTTATGCCAGAAAATACGCTTTAAACGGACTGTTCTGTATTGATGATAACAAAGACAGTGATTCTACTAATACAGGAGAGAAAGAAAAAACGTCCGGCAGGAAAGCGGAATCGGCAAAAGAAACCGAGATGATTAGTTCTGAGGCTACTATGTCAATTAAAAATATCATTGATAAGTACCCGGAAGCCAAACTTTTGGAACAGATCAAGGCTCGATTTAAGGTAAACGATATTAAGTCTCTTACCAAGGAAAAAGGTCAGAAATGCCTGAAGATGTTAATTGACTATGACAAACAGCATACAGAAAAGGAGCAATAGCATGAATAAAGTAATTCTTACAGGAAGATTTACACGTGATCCAGAAATCAAGTACGCCAACGATGGAACATCTATTGCAAGGTTTTCTATTGCGGTAAACAGAAGATTCGTGAAAGAGGGTTCCGATCAGAAAGCAGATTTCTTGAATTGCATCGCTTTCGGAAAGTCGGCAGAATTTATCGAGAAATATTTTTCTAAAGGGATGAAAGCGAACTTATCTGGGAGAATCCAGACTGGCAGTTACACTAATCGTGATGGACAGAAGGTATACACAACAGATATCGTTGTGGAAGAGATTGAGTTTGGTGAAAGCAAAGGTTCTAACCAGAACCAGCAGAAGTCAGAGACACCACATCCAGAAACAGACCCGGATGGATTTATGAGTATTCCAGATGGAATTGACGAGGAGATGCCGTTCGCATGATACAAATTGACAGCAGGGAGCATCAAAAAGTTATTGATGGCATTAAGAAAGCGTTCGATGTAGCAGGAGAAAAATGGTTCGTGTCGAAGCTTTACGTCGGGGATTACATGAATTATGACAACCCTCGACTGGTTGTTGACAGAAAGCAAAATCTTTCTGAATTATGCGGTAATGTATGTCAGCAGCATGAAAGATTCCGTGCCGAGATTATCCGGGCAAACGAAGCAGGGATAAAACTTGTGTTCCTGTGTGAGCACGGAAAAGGGATTGAGAAGTTGGATGATGTTCTCTGGTGGGAGAATCCACGGGCAAAGAAAAGAGTTAAAGAGAATGGCATCTGGGTGGAGCAGGAGCAGAAAGTTATGCATGGAGATGTCTTATATAAGATTCTCTGCACGATGCAACGCAAGTATGGTGTTGAATTTCTGTTTTGTGACAAGAAAGACACTGGCAAAAGAATTTTGGAGATTCTGGCAAATGGATAAAGAAACAATTAAGCAACAGAATAGCATGAGAGATGTTCTGAATAGATACGGCATGGTTCCAAACAGAGCAGGATTTATACAGTGCCCCTTTCATAACGGTGACCGTACCGCATCTATGAAAATCTATAAAGACAGCTATTATTGTTTCGGTTGTGGTGCGACTGGTGACATATTTACATTCGTTCAGAACATGGATAACTGCGATTTTAAGACAGCTTTTACTATACTTGGGGGAACTTACCAGAAACCAGATTTCTCTTCCAGAATGGCAATATATCACCATCAGAAACAGATGAAAATGCGACAGAAGGAAGAGCAGAAGAAAAAGGCTGAGTTGCAAGAATGCTTGTCTGATATAGATTTCTGCCGGGCTATTCTTGGCAGAGTGAAACCATTATCTGACGGATGGTGTGAAGCATGGAACAGGTTACAACTTGCGCTATATCATCATGGATTCATAACGGGACTGGAAGAAGGTGATTAAAAGTGGAAATGATAAACAAGCTCACGAAGGATTCTATTCTGGACGAAGAAGTGTTTGACGAGATATTCAGTCAGGAAGACGAGATATACAAGGCGCGTCTTACGCTGACTCTTCTGGACAGAGCCAAGGAGCTTGGCGTAAAGAAAAAATTTGAGGATTTGCTTAAAGCCTACACGAAAGTACAGAAGCAGATGATTGAGAAAGAGAAAAACAATAGGACGTTATCTATGCTGGACCAGTGGACTAATTTCTCTGATTGTGAATATGATCGAATGAAATGCCTTAACTGGATAGCAGACGATGATGGAATCAGAATCTCAAACACAAATCCAGGATCGCCGGATATTATAGCCTGTTATCATCCTATTCTTCCGATTGAACGAATGAAGAATCTGGAGACCGGAGAAGAACAGATAAAGCTAATCTATAAGAGGAATAATAAATGGTCCGAGGTTATTGTGCCGAAAACCATGGTTGCATCATCTACTAAAATCGTCGGCTTATCTGCACTTGGGATTTCAGTAACATCTGAGAATGCGAAGTTTCTTGTACGGTATCTGTCGGATGTTGAGAATGCAAATGACGACTATATCAATATTCAGTATTCCTCCAGCAAAATCGGGTGGATCAGGGATTATTTTCTTCCCTATGACAAGGATATTGTGTTCGATGGAGATATGAGGTTCCGACAACTGTATGAAAGCATCAGTGTAGGCGGTAGCAGAACAGAATGGTATGAGCATGTGAAGAAGGTTCGTGCTACTGGAAGAATAGAGCCGAAAATCATGCTAGCTGCAAGCTTCGCCAGTATTCTAATTAAATTGGTAGGCGCCCTTCCGTTCTTTGTAGACCTCTGGGGAGAAACTGAGGGCGGCAAGACTGTGACACTTATGTTGGGGGCTTCCGTCTGGGCGAATCCAGGCGAATCAAGGTATATAGGAGATTTCAAAACAACAGATGTGGCTCTGGAAGCAAAGTCTGATATGCTTAACAATCTTCCGCTAATTCTTGATGATACTTCCAAGGTATCTGCCAAGATCAGGGATAACTTTGAAGGGATTGTATATGATTTATGTTCCGGTAAAGGAAAGAGTCGTTCTAACAAGGAGCTGGGTGTTAACCGGGAGAACCGCTGGCAGAACTGCATTCTGACCAATGGCGAACGTCCGCTTGCAGGATATGTCAGCCAAGGCGGAGCCATTAACCGAATTATTGAGGTTGAATGTTCTGAAAAGATATTTGATGATCCACAGCTTACCGCAGATACCCTTAAAAAGAACTATGGATATGCAGGAATCGACTTTGTGAACGCAGTCAAGGAAATGTCCATTGATGATATAAAAGCCCTGCAAAAGCACTATCAGGGGCTTATACAGGACGATGACAAAATGCAGAAGCAGAGTATATCTATGAGTATCATTCTGGCAGCAGATAAAATCGCAACAGATCAGCTATTCCATGATGACCAGTACATTGACATTGAGACAGCAAAGAGCCTCCTGACAGAGAAGGAAATGGTGTCTGAAAATGAACGTGCTTACTGGTTCGTGGTTGACAAGATTGCTATGAACGGGATTAAATTCGATGATAACCCAGATGTCAAAACAGAAAGATGGGGAATTATAGACAATGATCCGGTAGAGAAAACGTCAACTGCAATAATCTATAGCGCAGCGTTTGATGATCTGTGCAAAATTGGAAGATTTTCAAGGAAAGCATTTCTATCATGGGCCGTCAAGAAGGGGCTCGTGGAAACCGACAGCAGAGGTTATCCGACCAAAGCAAAGAAGCTGGATGGAATTGTCACTAAATGCGTGTTCTTGAAAATTGTAGACGAAATTCCAAAAGGATTCGTAAATTGCAATGATAATTTTGAGATTGCGGACGATATTGTGTTTGATTGATAAACAATTCGTTCAAAAGGTAACCGGGTAACCTAGGTAACCTTTGATTCTGCATATATATATATGAGTATTTATATGCACATATTGAGTATAAAAGTTTCCCTATATGAGAAAGTCAGGGTTACTCGGTTACTCGGTTACCTACCTGTAAAATCAATGGTTTACACGAATTAGTACGGTTACATCTCGGTTACTGTGGGTTACTTATATTAAAATAATATAAATATATTATATTTATAAAATAAAATTAAATAGAGCGTATACAGTATATTGTATACAATATTCAAAGGAGACGATAAAAATAAAAGTAGAAGCAAAGGATATTCCGTATATTCAAAAATTTATGACTGAATTCTGGAAAGCTATAAAAGATTTCTATTCAGTTGAACTTACAGACGAATATTCCAAGCAGGCCACTGATCGTCTGATAGAACTTAGAGAGTATGCGGAAATGTGCCCTGATAATAATGATAAACAGTTTATTAAGAATTGTCTAGTTGCTTTTAATAAGCTATTAGATTCTAAGCAGAGAGGATTGAGAAAGAATGTACAACACAAAGAATAGATGCGAACAGGGACAGGCTCTCAGAAAAGAAATCTATATGTACATCGTCAGTTATATCAAACTGGTTGGATATGCACCGTCGATTACAGAGATTTCTGAAAAGGTGGATGCCGGGAGAGCTACGGTCTGGAAACATATCAATCAGTTAATTGATGATGACCTGCTCAGAACAAACCATCCCAGTACCGACAGGGCGTATACTCCGGTTGGGTACGGAATAAGAAAGATAAGCAAGGAGATAAAATGAAACTTTATGACATTGTTGCAGCAGACGGTGAATTTGTAGAGTCTTTGACGCAAAGAGAAATCATGAATAAATTTGGACTTACAAAATGCAGATTCCGCACATTCTTGGATAACAGCTATCTGATTGACGGAAAATATTGGATAGATGACTCCGCTGAAGATATGCAGGTGACTAGAAACGGATGTCAGAAGATGTTGAAACAGTTTGATGCTTTAACAGAAAATATAAGGAGGGTTGCTGGATGGGAAGCCTAAAAATCAAACAGAAAAAGAAAGCATTCATTCCATACACGAATCAGCAGGCTCATATGTTCGCGCAGTCTATCCAGAACTGCCAGAAAGAGTTAAAAGAAATGGAGCTGAAAGCCTTTGATGATGGGTTCGAGGATGGAAAGAACTGGTCTGACGTGCTGAATTTTGTAATTTTGTTTTATGTAATGCACGAATTGCATGGATGGGGATGGAAACGTTACATGAAGTCCGTAAAAAGAATTAATAACTACATCAATGATATTAATTCTGGGAAAACATCATTGTCTGAAATGGTTGATAATCTGGAAAAGAAGCACCATATTCGGATTTGTGATGATTATAAGGAGTTAATTAAGAGATATGGAGCGTAATTTAATTATAGATTGCTTTGCCGGTGGCGGAGGGGCGTCTGTAGGAATCGAAATGGCACTCGGCAGATCAGTAGACATAGCAATCAACCACGACCCCGACGCTATCCTGATGCACAAGACGAATCATCCTGGAACACTGCATCTGACAGAGGATATTTTCAAAGTAGATTTGCAGAAATACGTCGGAAATCAGCACGTAGCGTTGATGTGGGCTTCCCCGGACTGCACAAGCCATTCAAAAGCGAAAGGTGGTCAGCCGAGGAAACAGGGGCTTCGCATTCTTCCGTGGGCTGTATATAAGCACGCAAAAGCAATTCTCCCGGATGTAATCATTATGGAGAACGTGGAAGAAATACAACAATGGGGACCACTCGATGAGAAAGGACATCCAATCAAGGAAAGAGCCGGTGAAGATTATCGAAAATTCATTTCAGCAATGGAAAATATCGGTTATGAATTTGACAGCCGGGAACTGGTAGCTGCGGATTATGGAGCACCGACTACAAGGAAACGTTGGTATGCAGTGTTTCGCAGAGACGAAAAACAGATAGTATGGCCAAATCCTACGCATAATCGTTTCGGAATAGACGGTTTGAAACGATATGAACAATGCGGAGACTACATTGATTGGTCAGACTTAGGCAAAAGCATCTTTGACCGTCCAAAACCATTGGCAGAAGCGACACAGAAACGCATTGCAAATGGAATCAAAAAATATATCGTTGATAATCCAGATCCTTACATTGTGCAGAGCAAAGATGCACTGGCATTTATCATTCAGTACCATGGAGAAACCAGGCAAGGCGATTCCAGAGGGCAATTACTGACTGAACCGATTAAGACTATTGATACATCAAACAGATATGGTCTCGTGACAGCTTTTATCACGAAATATTACAAGACTGGAATCGGTCAGGGATGCGATGAGCCGTTGCATACGATAACCACATCACCCGGTCACTTCGGTGTGATATCTGCTTTTCTGGTTAAATATTATGGGACAGGATGCGGGCAGGTGCTTAATGAACCGCTCGGGACTATTACCACAAAAGATAGATTTGGTCTAGTAAATGTTCTGGTTGATATCCATGGAGAGAAATACATTATTTCAGATATCTTTCTCAGAATACTAAAGCCGGAAGAATTAAAGGTGATGCAGGGATTTCCAAAAGATTACATCATTGATCGGGACTATAAATGGAGAAATTACCCGATTGCAAAACAGGTAGCAAGAATTGGAAACAGTGTTGTGCCAGTTATGGCAGAAGCACTTGTGAAAGCTAATTGCCCGTATCTGAAAGTCGGAGAGCGTAAAGCTGCGCCGATGATTTACATGCAGAATAACGGACAGGTAGCATTTGGATAAATTAATCATGGAGGACTGCACAATAGCGTGTCAGTTACTCACGTGGGGAAAGTAAGGATGGAGATGGAGAAATTAAAACCTTGTCCGTTTTGCGGAAAAGAGATAGATATAGACAAGGATATGTATATCCCAGAAAGAGATTGGAAGCCATCTTTTTACGACCCTGACAGCGGAGGTTATCCGATAAGTATTCACTGCGAATGCGGATTAGGTTTTTGTCCGGGCACATGGGATTATGAAGAAGCTGTAGAACAGTGGAATCGAAGAGTAAGTGATAAGGAGGACGCAAAATGTTAATCAGAAGTCAGGATAAAGAAATATTGATTAATCTTAATACTTTGGCAGGAATTGAAATTACGAAAGGACCTGTAAAAACAACTATAACATCATACACTACCGGATGTACTTATCTGCTCGGAGAATATTCCACCAGAGCAAAAGCCATGAAAGTACTGGATATGATTCAGGAAGCTTATAGTGAATATCAAATCATGTTGAATTTCAGTGTAAGTTATCTTCACGAATTTAAAGAAAAAACAGATACCTAAAGGCGAAAGAATGTTAAACCAAAAAGCAATAGTAGAAGGACAAGGTTGGTGCAGTTGCTATATCTGCCTACCATGTGTTGAAAACTGGCTAGAAGAATCAGGACAAGTAGAGGGGATGCAGAACGTATGAGAGAAATTCTTTTCAAGGCAAAGCGGATTGATAATGGTGAATGGGTTGAGGGATATTATACGGAATGCAATGGCAAGACATTCGTTGGTATTAATATATCCATTTACAGTGATATATTTGAGGTTTTTTGTACTCCTGTAATTAGGTGGTTTGAAGTTGATCCAAAAACCCTCTGCCAATTTACAGGACTTTGCGACAAGAGCGGAAACAAGATATGGGAAAATGATACTCTGATGGCACACTTGGACGAATCCTACCCAGAGGATGCGGCATATGAAACTGTTAAATGGAGTGTTGCCGGATGGGCAGCACACGAAACTGGTAGCACGGATAGAGAATATATTGATAAGTTTGATCTTGAACATTATGAAGTAGTTGGCAACATTTTTGATAATAAAGAATTATTACAGGAGGAACACAAATGAGCAGTGCAAGTTCAATATTCGGAACAAAAGCGTATGTATGCGCAAGATACTTTCTTAGACCGGGCAAGTGCTTCAAATACATCGACCAGCGCGGTGAAGACACCACAGAACACGTCTATGAGGTCATGGCATTATATCCGTACTGCGTCCTGTTAAGAGATACCAGAAACGGGGTCAGGACTTGCCCGGGGTATAACACTTTGAGCCTGATGCTGAGAGGAAGTGAAGCGAATGAATAACAAACCTACACCAGACATAACGCCAAATCTTGCTATATCAGCGTACCATGTATTACAGCAATATTGCACTGGACAGCCAGCGGATTGCAAAGGCTGCGGATTCTACGAACACTGTCCAGAATGTTTTCAAGGCATACCATGTGACTGGAACCTAAATGAAGAAGGTGAAATAAATGAAGTTAAGGAAGGCAACACTGATTGACTACGGAGTACCGCCGGACGATATACCGACATTACAAAGCCACTTGCGGAATCTTAGCGAAAGCGATAAATACAATCTGTTGCAGGTATCCATCAAATATGCACCCGGCATTGAATCACAAATCTATGACAGCATCGTGAACGGTATCGGCTATCGGACAATGGAGAAGATCAGGACAGTTCCTGCAACAGAGAATGACTTTTATGGTTACAAACGCAAGGTCATGGCGGAATACTATCATCTGGCAAAATTGATTGGCAGACTTTAAAAAAACTTAAAAATTTATAAAAGTGGTAGAGAGCTACGTGCGCCCTAGTATGGTATTATAGTATATATAACTATAACTATGCTAGGGCCAGTTGGAGGCGAATTCAACATGAATGTTCAAGAAATTAAATTAAAAGACATAAAACCGTATGGAAAGAACCCAAGAAAAAATGATGATGCAGTTCCTTACGTCGCTGAAAGCATAAAACAATTTGGCTTTAAAGTTCCGATTGTTATTGATAAGAACAACGTAATTGTCGCTGGACATACCCGATACAAAGCAGCGAAAAAGCTTGGATTTAAAAGTGTACCATGTATTATCGCCGATGATTTGACAGACGAACAGATAAAAGCTTTTCGTTTAGCCGACAACAAAGTATCTGAAAAGGCAGAATGGGATTTAGATTTACTGGATAGCGAAATTGAAGGAATATTCGATATTGATATGGCCGATTTTGGCTTTGAGTTCGAATTAGAAGAACTAGAAGCCGAAGAAGATGAATACCAAGGAACCGTTCCAGAGGATCCTGTCACTCAAAAAGGTGATATGTGGAAGCTGGGGGAGCATCTACTTTTATGCGGAGATAGCACATGTATCACAGATGTCGAGAAACTAATGTGTGAAGAAAAAGCTGATATGTGCTTCACTGATCCGCCTTATGGATATGAATATCAAAGCAATTTAAGGAAAAAGAGTAAGAAGTTTGACGTCATTGAAAACGATGATAAAATATTAGATTTTTTCCCAAGCATACAACTTGTGTGCAATGGTTTTATATTCATATGCACGACGTGGAAAGTATTAGATAAATGGATACCGCTATTTAAAAAATATCATGATTTAACGAATATGATTATCTGGAACAAAGGTGGAGGCGGAATTGGTGACTTGAAACATACTTTCAGCACTGACTACGAAGTTATACTATGTGCAAATAATGGCAAGGAAATAACTGGAAAAAGAATCGGTTCCGTATGGACTATAAAAAAAGATTCTTCTTCTGAATACGTTCATCCTACGCAAAAGCCAATAAAGTTGTCAGAATTTGCAATAAGGAACACAACAGAGCGTGGAGATATTGTTCTTGATCTATTTGGAGGTTCAGGTTCCACATTAATTGCTTGTGAGCAGATGGACCGCAGATGTAGGATGATGGAATATGATCCAGCCTATTGTGACGTGATAGTGGACAGATGGGAAAAATTCACAGGAAATAAAGCAAAATTAATCAGAGGGGTAGAAGGAAATGAATAGTAAATGGCGAATGAAAAAAACTTAAGACCCGGTAGTATGCAAAGCAAGAGCGAAGCTAGAGCAAATGGAAAAAAAGGCGGAATCGCCTCCGGACAGGCTCGTCGTAGAAAAAAAACCCTCTCTGAACTCGCGAAAATGATAGCTGACAATCCAGCGCCAGACAATGCTCGAGCAAAGCTCGCAAAAATGGGAATATCCGACGATGACGCAAACAACAACGCTGTTGTAGCAGCATCTATATACGCAAAAGCTATCAAAGGAAATATGCAAGCAGTAGATAAATGGGAACAGTTAGTAGCTGTATCAAAATCAGATGAAAGCAAATACGAACTTCCTGCCAGAGTACTTGGAAAGGCGTTCGTGGACATTAACCGGCAAATCAAGCCTAATATCGAATATGTATTCGAGGGCGGTCGAGGTGGTCTAAAATCTTCATTCGTAGCTTTTAAGATTGTTGAACTTATCAAGAATAATCCTCAGATGCACGCCTGCATTACGAGACAGGTGGCCGGTACTCTGAAAGATTCTGTATACGCTAACATGAAATGGGCTATCAACGAACTGGGACTGATGGAAGAATTTGAATGCAAGGTTTCGCCACTTGAGATCAAGTATATAAAGACTGGACAGACAATATACTTCCGTGGTCTGGACGATGAAACCAAACTGAAATCCATTAAGCCGGAATTTGGATATATCGGAATCCTCTGGAAGGAAGAAAAAGATCAAATGAAGGGAGATGCTCAGGAGCGTTCTGTTAATCAGTCAGTGCTTCGTGGTGGTGATGAATCCTATGATTTTTCATCATATAACCCGCCAAAATCAAAATCAAACTGGGTAAACAGGATTAAGCTCGTACCTAACCCAAAAAGAGTTATCCATCATTCGAGTTATCTGGAAGCTCCGGCGGAGTGGCTCGGACAGAAGTTTATTGACGATGCAGCACATCTGAAAGAAATCAATCCAGAAGCCTATGAACATGAATACCTGGGTGTTCCGAATGGTGACGGCGGAAACGTCTTTGAGTATCTGGAGATTAGAGATATCGCAGACGAAGAAATCAGTCGCATGGATCGTATTTTCGCTGGTGTAGATTATGGATGGTACCCGGATGCCTTCTGCTATCTCCGAACATATTACGATTCTGCCAGAGAGAAAATATATCTGATTGACGAATTGTATGTAAATAAATGGAGCAACTCCAAGACCGCTGATTGGATCAAGAAGAAAGGCTATGACGATTATACAATGATATGTGATTCTGCGGAGCCTAAATCCGTGAACGACTTCCGGGACGCCGGACTCCCTGCCAGAGGAGCAATCAAAGGACCGGGAAGCATCGAGTATGGTTTTAAATTCTTGCAAACAAAGACCATAGTCATTGACCCGAAGCGGACACCGAACGCATATAAGGAAATCACGGAATATGAGTACGATCGAGATAAAGAGGGAAATGTAATAAGTGGTTATCCTGACGGAAACGATCACGCTATATCGGCACTTAGATATGCTTATGAGCCGTTATTTAACAGGAGAGGTTACAGTGCATAATGAATAGCAAAGAAAACATATTTAAATGTTTGGAAATTCTGGATAAATTCCAGTTCTTCCAAGGACAAAGAGCTGGAAGAGAATTGTGGAATGGCAAACCAGCAAAGATACAGAATGAAGATATAAAGAGCTTCAATAAAGACATAGAGTTTATCAGAAATGTGCTGAAATCAACTAATTCAGGTGATTAAATGGGACTTATAACAACACTAAAAAGGTGGTTTAACATGATTTTCAAAAAACAAGCTGAAGAGGATTTCAATATCCAAGCGGCAGAATTCCCGGAGATGGAATCACTGATTAATAAATGTGCGAACATATATCGAGGCGTTCCATATTGGCTAGATGATAAGAATAATATCCAGACGATCAATTTCGCGAAATCTGTCTGTTCAGAGACAGCCCGGCTCGCAACATTGGCGATCGGCATTCAGATTGACGGTTCTGCAAGGGCTACATGGCTTCAGGAACAGATTGACAAGGTATATTTCCAGATTCGTCACTGGGTAGAATATGGCTGCGCCTATGGAACAGTATTTATCAAGCCAAACGGTGAGAGCCTTGATGTATTTACTCCGACAGATGTGATGATTGTAGATTATGACAATCAGGAGATTAAAGGGATTATTTTTAAGGATTCTTATACCGTTGGGCGGAAATGCTATACAAGGCTTGAATATCATAGGTTTGTTGAGACTACAATAGACGGCGTGACAACTTATCCGTACTATGTTTCTAATAGAGCCTATGTATCAAAATCCCCTCAGAGTATTGGAGATAAGATTGACCTTAAACAGACCAAGTGGGCTAACCTCATGGCAGATACACCACCGATTCTCAAGGCGAACGGTGAGAAACTGGACGGACCTCTGTACGGAGTACTACGGACACCACAGGCTAACAATGTAGATATCGGTACACCACTTGGTCTGCCAATATTTGCCGAAGCCATTGAAGAGTTAAAAGACCTCGACATTGCATACAGCCGTAATGCCGGAGAAATTTTTGATTCGCAGAAGATTGTTCTGGCAGATGATAGATTGCTGATGCCAAGCGGTACGCCTGTATCAGCTATGTCGCCACAGGGTATGGAGAACAGACGGAAAGAGATGAGCTTGCCACACTTTGTCAAGAATGTATTTGGCGAAGGGCAGGATACGTTCTATCAAGAAATCAATCCACAGCTCAACACAGATACCCGCATAAGCGGCATAAATGCCCTTTTAAGTCAGTTAGGATATAAAATTGGATTCTCTAACGGGTATTTCGTATTCAACGAATCTAGCGGTATTCAGACGGCTACAGGAGTAGAAGCGGAACAGCAGAGGACAGTACAATTTGTCAAAGACGTTCGAGACAAACTTGAATCCTGTCTGGACGAAGTAATCTATGCGCTGAATGTTTATGCCGACCTGTACGGAATTGCACCGGTCGGAGCCTATGAAGTCAATTATGATTTTGGAGATATCCTGTATGTGCGAGAAAATGATCGTGCGAGGTGGTGGCAGTATGTGACTACTGGCAAGGTTCCGGCATGGTTGTATTTCGTGAAGTTTGAAGGAATGACTGAGGAAGAAGCGAAAGCAATGGTCAAAGAAGCTCAGCCAGATGAGCCAAAACTATTCGGAGAGGAGTAAAAAAATGGCAGATAAACCAGTAACAAGGGAAGAAAAGTATCTTGCGTACTTGACAGGCGATTACAAGGGCGAACTTCCGAAGCCAATCACAAGAAAAGAGAAGTATTTATACGAATTATGTTTAAAAGGAATAGGCGGCGAAATCTCGCCGGAAGAAATCAAAGCCGCAGTAAATGAGTACCTTGAAAAGAATCCAGTCAAGCCCGGAGCCACGACAGAACAGGTACAGCAGATCGAGCAGAACAAAAAGGATGTTGCTTCGCTAAAGGAAGATTTATCCAACAAAATTACAAAATTTTATGCATCAAATCAAGGCGAAACTCATATTACTGATTCCGACAATGGCAAGATTCAAGATATGATGATATATGGGAAGTCTTCACAGAATGGAACACCAACGCCAGAGAATCCAGTTGAGATTAAGAACGTTGTGAATCCGACTGTGAAGGTTTGTGGGAAGAACCTGTGGAATCCAATATTAGGAGGATATATAAGTGGCATTGACGGATCAATAGTAGCAGCTTCAAAAAAACAAATCGCCGCAACAGATTTTATAAAAACAAGTGGAAAAGATATTACTGTTATAGCACGCAATTTTAGTTCGGCAATGGAAATTAGTTATGCATATAGAATTGGATTTTATAATGCAGAAAAAAAGTGGATAAAAAATGCCGTTCTTTCAGACGGAAACAAACATAGCATAAATACATTTAATATAACGGGTACAGAATATATTAGAGTGTCAGCCCCGGCCGGCATATATGATACAATTCAGATCGAATATGGTTCAGAAGCCACCCCCTACGAGCCATACACTGAGCAATCCGTCCAGCTCCCATACACCCTCAATGCCATTCCAGTAGAGTCAGGCGGCAACGTCACAATTGACGGACAGCAGTATGTTGCGGATTATGTGGATGCTGAGCGTGGGAAATTAGTTAGGATGGTTGATTCTTCTAAGATAGATAATACACAATCTATTATAGATAAAACTGAATGGTTATTAGCAGAACCCATCGAAACCGACCTCACAACAGAACAGACACAGGCATTAAAAGAACTTGCAACCTATTATCCAGTAACAAACATCAGCGTTAACAGTGAACAGCTTGATGGATATACAGTATTCAACTATCCAATAAGTATGGCTAATGGTTGGAATTATGTAAAACAGCAACTCAACGACAATCGTGATTACATCTACGATATGGACTTACAATCAGCAGAAGCCTATGTTAACAGTGAATATGCAGTAGCATTAACAGAATTGGAGGTATGATTATGTTATATAGAACATTATTAAAACTTAAAGAAAGAAACGGTCTGACAGACGATTTAAAGAATAAGATTGATATTTTCTTCGCAACGGGCAGGATTACAGAGGAACAGTACAATGAGCTGATGGATGTTAATAAGGAAGAAGAATCGAAAGTGGAAACTAATTAACTAAAGCAGATGGTACCGGCAATG